GGTCACCGAGTCCTCGATCTTGCGGTTGTAGACGCTGAGCATGTCGCCGTAGATCAGCGAGTCGGCCGCCGGGTTGGTCATGTCGATCATCTGTCGGGAGACGACCTGGATCCCCGAGATCGGCTTAGGGGTGACCACGTCGACGGTCGTGGCGAAGGCATCGGTCTCGGCCGGATGCGTGTTCTCGGTCGCCTGCTGCGCGAGCACCGCATCGGTTCCGGCGGTCTGCCGCTGCAGCGTCATCGGGGCCGGGTTCGTGATCGGGATGTGGCGCACCATCTCGGCCACCACGCGGCCCTGACGGGCCAGCGCTTCGTACTCGTCGATCAGCCACCGGGGCGGCACGATGCCCGCTCCCGACACGCCCGTGCTCAGCGCACGGTTGTGCTCGGCCAGCCGCGTCGCGGCCTCTCCGTCGCCCTCACGGGCGCGCACGAGGTCGGCAAAGAATGAGTTCTCCCCACCCTCGACCGCGGAGCGGTAGTGGCCGGGGTCGCGATCCTGCGTGGTCGCGTTGCCGGTTCCGGCGCCGGAGGTATCACGCTCGGCGCGCTCGCCCTCCGTCTCACCAGTACCGGCGTTCTGCTGTTCGGCCGGAGCGCCGATCTCGGCATAGCCGGCCGCCACCCGGGCGGCCCGTAGCTCGTCCTCGACGAGCTGCTCGATCTCGGCCGCGAGCGCTTCGGCGCGCTCCCGATCCGCGGTAACCGCCGCCAACTCGGCCTCGGTGAGGTCCCGGCCCGCGCCGTCGTTCGCGCCGGCTGCGGCCTCGATGACGCCGCGCGAGCGCTCGTGCAGGGTGCTGAACTCTTGACGCCGCCGGGTCAATACGGCGGAACCACCGGGGGCGCGCCGATGGCACGTCAACGTGGTGGCGAGCAGGAACAGCGGCAGGAATACCCGGCCGCGACGACGGCGCACGAACATGACGGCTCCCGGTCAGGGCATGGATGAGGGGACCGGGGTGCCAAGTCGTGCCGCACCGGGATGCTGATCAAGCGGGGATTGACACCGCGCCGTCAGGGAACCGGATCATGCGACCGCCGGGGAACCGGAGAATCGGGGCGAGGCTAGCGCGTGATCGACGGAAAGGTCTACTGCAGGCGCGCCGGCTGGCCGGGGCACGGGCGGTAGGACGCCCGTTCCGACCACCCGATCTCGCACACGTAGCAGCCGACCTCGATCAGCGCGAGATTCTCCCGATCAAGGTTGATCTGATCGGCCGTGGTGCCGCGCAGCGACTCCGCGGACACCCGGAACACCGCCATGGCCACCCACACGTGCTCGTCGGCAACGGGCACGAGCAGCTCGGCGCGCGCGGGCGGGGCGGCATAGTGCAGCGTGGTCACGCGCGACTCTCCTCGGGCGATCGGGCAGGGGCCAGGAAACGCACCACGCCGACCGCCAGCAGAGCACCGAGCAGGGGCGCGACGATGAATAACCATAGCTGTGGCAGCGCTGGCCAGTAGAACAGCGCCGGCCCGAGCGAGCGTGCCGGGTTGACCCCGGTCCCGGTGAGCGTGATGCCGGTCAAGATGTCCACCGCCAGCACGGTGCCGATCGCCAGCCCGGCCGACGCGGGCGCCGGCACATCGGCCCGGGTGACCAGCAGCACGACCGCCACGAGCAGCAGCGTGCCGAGCGTCTCGAACACGAACGCGCCGAGCGTGTTGACCGTCGTGCCCCATCCGTTCGTGCCGAGCCCGCCGGTATCGTCGGTCACCCCGCCGGCATTGACCATGATCCGTAGCAGCCCACTGGCCGCAATTGCGCCGAGGCACTGGGCCAGCATGTAGAGCCCCGCCGCGTCCGGCCGAATGCCGCGATTGAGCGCCACGCCGAGCGTCACCGCCGGATTGATATGGCACCCCGAGATCGGGCCGAGCGCGTACGCCAGGGCGAGCAGCACGAATCCGAACGCCAGCGCCACGCCGACCGATCCGATATGTCGCACGTCGATGCCGAACACCGCCGAGCCAACCGCAAAGAATACGAGGATGAATGTGCCGATGAACTCGGCACCGAGTCGACGGGCCAGGGTCGGTCCCATTATGCCGCCACCTCCACGCCAAACCGCTTGAGCGCGGCCCGGATCCGTCCCTTGATCGCCTTCACCTCGTCGGCGGTGTACTGGGCCGCGTTCGAGGCTTGATTGATATACGACCAGGCCGCCCGAGCGTGGTCCACGGTGTCGATCGGGTATCGCTTTTTGTGATCCTTTTGATAACCCGGATCCGCGTAGGTCACGTCCCCGTACGGCTTTTTCGGGTTGTCCGCGCGCAGCGTCCCGGGGGCGATCAGGGGCCAGTCGCGGAGCAGCTCGCGCGCCGTGCGCAGGTTGGCCAGCTCGTCCGCCAGCCCGGCCGCGCACTCGTCGCGCACGCCGGCCACCGCCGCCGCGTCTGCGTAGGCCCCGCGCAGCACCACCGCGGCCTCGAACGGATCGAACCGGGTGCGGCTCACGGTGCCGTCCGGCAGCCGCCGTGACCACCCGGGGGCGCAGCGGAAGCCCACGCTCAGCTCGCGGTAGACGCCGTCTTTGATCAGCTCGATGGTCTCGTCACCGACGGGTGTCTTGCTCACCCGCCACTCGCCATAGAGCCCGGCCGCGTCGTCGCGGAGGAGCTGCGTGCGGCCGATCGGCGCACCCCCCTGGCGCACGTGCTCGCGGGCAAAGTGCATCCGGTAGGCCGGCAACCCGCCGGGCGCCCGCCCCCGCTCGCCGGCCTGGATCACATGATCGGCCCCGCCCGGCTCGAACTGCTCGCGGAGGTGCTCGTCGATCCGCATCGGGTGATTCCACGGCACGAGGATGCCGAACACGGTGCGCCCGTCCGACCCACCCTGCTCGGCCCGCATGATGTCCAGCTCGGCCGCCACCGGCCGATAGAGTGTTTCCATCATTCGCCCTTCCCCCTTACCCTATGCCGTGCAGAATTCCGAGTCGTAGCAGGATGGCGATGACGAGCCAGACGATCAATACCGCGCCGGCTACCGCACACATCCACAGAGCGATTGCCCGGCCCATGATCTCTCCCTTTGTCTGCGGTTCGCCAACCGCGAACACCGTGGATAGCACCGCCACGTAGACCGCGATGAACAGCGCAATATCGGTCAGCGCCGCGAGTGATTCCTCGACACTCATCCGAGTTTCTTCGCTTCCTCGGCCTTCTTCTCCAGGTCCTTGCGAGCCTTCTTACGATCCTTCTTCTGCCGCTTCTTTTCCTTCTTCCGAGCCCGCGACTTCCGCTTGCGGTCGCGGGAATCACGCCGCGCGATGCCCTGTGCCCACCCCATGGTGACCGCCGACATATCGACCAGCTCGTTATAGAGCGTGTCATCGGGATCCTGTGTGGAGACCTTGCCGAACCGGGCCGCCAGGATTGACATCTTCGCGTCATCGCCCATATCGGGATTGAGCGTGGTATCCCGCCACCCGGTGAGCTGGCACATCGCCACCATGGCCCGCGACAGATCGGTGCGACTCTTCTTTGTCATCGACTGTTTCATCATCCACCTACCAACATCGGGAATGGGGAGTTCCGGCTGACGGGGCGATCTGCGCAGCGGCGCACCGACGATCAATTCGGGAGAATTGACCGGCCCACCGACATGTGCCGTGCCGAGATGTTCTGGGCGCAACGGCGGCTCGGCCCCGGGCGGCCCTGCCGGGGGCAATGGTCCGGGACCACTCATCTCCCACCGCCGCCAATACCGCCCGCGCCGGCACCAGAGACGAACACGACCGATCAGCCCTTTCCGACAGGATTCTTGCCCTTGCGCTCGCCGGGCCAGTAGCCGAAATGATCGTGAAACCATTGCGAGGCAATGCGCTTTGCCTTCTCTGGATTGCCCACGTGTTTGAGGATGTGGTGATAGAGCGCCGTCCACGGGTGCGGTTTCGTCGCCCATTTCGCGAGACCCTCTTTCGACAGCCAATACTTTTTCAATTGGCCGGGGTCGCCCGGGTGCAGATCGGCGCGCAGCTCGAACGGCCCCCGCGGCGCCGAGCGCTCGAACGCCTCGGCGTCGGCCTCGGTGCGATAGAGATCCGCCCCGGTCACCACCGGTCGCGCCGCCCGTTGGCTCGGCGCTGCGTACCGGCCCACGCGCACGAGAGCACCGCGGCCCGCAACAGCGCCCGGTAGAGTCGCTCGGAGTCCGACTCCCGGCCGGTCAGCGCCGCCGCCACGTCGCCGACCTGTTGCATGAGCAGCACGAGCCGATGATCATCGGGCATCCGCGGGTCGAACGACGGCATCCGGTCGGCTTCCTGGCGCAGGTCGGTCAGCACCCGATCGGGCAGCCCCACCGGCTCGCGCTCGCGGTAGTCGTCGCGGTACTCGTCCTGATAACCGCCGCGCCGCTCGCCCGTGCCGTAGTGCTCGTCCCCGTGGGTCATCGCGTCCACTCCCTTATCGAGTCGCTTGCCGGCCGTTTTCAGCAGCTTCTTTCCCTTGCCCACTATTCGTCTCCCTCGAACTCGCCACGATGCGCGACGGCGAGACGCCGGCCGGCTCCGTGGGTCGGCCCCTGCGGGCCGGTCTTGCCCGGCTGGCGTGACCCCTGCGGCACTCCCCCGGGGAGGTTGTTGGATCCGGGCGGCCCCGCCGGCTCGTGCGCGTTCGACGCCGGTAGCGCTTCCTCGCGCTGTTTCGTCGTCAGCTTCGGGCGCCGTTCCAACGCCCGGCATTCGTCCCGGGTCAGGATCCCGTTGCGTACCGCGATCTCGTACACCTGGAACCGGGTCATCGTGTCCGCCTGCAGCTCGGCGTTCCGGTTCGCCTCCACCCAATGCCCACGCGGACGGATCAAACTCAAAGCCTGCTCGAAACGGGCCAGCCACCCACCCGCAGAATGTCGGAGAAAATCGATGCCCTTCTGCTCGATATTCTGATACGTACCGGACACCTGGCCCGCGTTGACCCACTCGGCATCCATTCCGAACATATTGGCGACGTCGACGAGCGAGAGCCGCCGAGCCTCGATGAGCTGCGTCTCGGTCGGATTCCACGACAGCGGGGTCACATCCACCAGCGCATTCGTCACCATGGGAGAGCGAATGCGCTGCGTCTCGACGGCCTTTGCCTTCAATTCGGACGCCTGGCCGCCGTCGAAATCCGGGTCATATGACTTGATATGCACCGTCGGGACGCCGGCCGTCGCCACCCCGGCCGCCTGCTCGTCGAGCATCCGAGCCAGCCCGAGCGGGCCATTGTAGAGCCCGCATTCGAGCACCCCCATGCCGCGCAATGCACCCGGCCGGCACGGACCCTTGACGTGGAATATCTCGTCCCCCGAGTACCATTTACCGGGGATATACGGGTTCATCTCCCAATTCGGTTGCGGCCCGATCCAATAGGCCAGGGTACCGATCGGCCAGGGCAGCCCGTCACCTTTCGATACGCGCTTGACCCAACACAGGTCCGCCATTACCGGGGTAATTGCGGTCGGATAGCCCAGCCGATCCCGGTCCGCGTAGATTCCGATCGCGTTGCCGTGGAACAGCGCGTCCAGCCCCCACGAGGAAAAGGTGACCATGCGCGAGTCCGGGGGCGCCGGCTGTTCGAGCACCGGGGGAGTCGGGAGCTGCACCGGCGGGGTCTCTCCGCTGGTGGCGCCGTCGCCGGCCCCGGGCGGACTGCGGTATTCGTCCCACGGCAGCCGGCCGATCAGGTCCGAGAGCAGCATCGACGCGCGCCAGGCCGCCGCGATCTGCAGCACGCCGTTGTACGGCCCCTGACTGCCCCACTCGGGGTAGGCCCCGCCCGGCGCCGTCACGATCACATCGGTGATCGACTGACCGGTCACGGTGTCGGTCTGCTGCACCTTGACGTCGCGCGTGAAGATCCCGCCGAGACCGCGCATTACCGGCCGCTCGCGTGCGCGGCCCGGTCAGCGAGCGAGTGGAGCCGCTGTTGCTCGCGGCTCATCGTCGGCGGCCCGGGGACCGTGCGCGGTCGGTGGGCCACTTCTAGGGCCGTGCCGCCGAGTACCGCGAGCGCGCCGAGCGCGAGCACCGCCCACGCCAGCGGCAGCGCCAGGAACAGCCCGATGGCCACCGCGAGCGCGCCGGCCCCCTGCAGCACCCCTGCGAACGCCTCCACTCGGATCGCCCCCTTTCAAGATCGTCTCGCTCGAGGTTGACACGGCCGTGTCAACCGGACGTGATCAGTAGATCTGCGCGCGCATGGTCTGCCGCACCGGTTCGGGCGCCATCCGGGCCAGGTGGCACGCGCCGGCCGCCGCATAGGTGGCGTCACAGTGGCCCCCACCGCGGCGGGTGAGCCGCCAGCCGGACTCGCCCCCCGGTGCGTCGACCCGCTGCGCCGCGACCGTCTGCGCGTCCAGCAGCGGGTCGGACGGATGGAGCAGGCGCCGCGAGCGGATCAGCTCGGCGAGCCCCTGCGCGGCCTCGCGCTCCATCGTCGCGGTGATCTGCGCGGCCCGGTGCTCGTCGTCGAGCACGATCTTGCCCTCTTTGATCGTGGGGATGATCTTGCGGGTGGTCCGGCGCAGCCGCCGCAGCACCGGCCCGAGCGAGCCCACCGGGGAGGTCGGGAACCACCCGATCTCGACCGGCCGGATCTTCGCCAGGATCCCGGGAAGCGCACGCTCGGCCGCCGCCACCGCGGACCGGCCGGACCACGCACCGAGCACGGCCACGCCGACCCGCTCACCCGGTAGCCGCGCCGCGCCGCACGCGGTGACGTGCTCACCGTCGAGCGCGACGTCGACGCACACCGCCACGGCCTCGCGCGCTCCCCGCAGCGAGAACGTGGGGTCCGCACAGGCTGCCCACTCGATCGGGTCGAACGCCGTGTCGAGCACGCCGACCCGGGTACAGAGCAGCTCCGTGCGGAACACGGTGGGCGGGTCGGTGGCCAGGAAGCCGAGCACGGCCTCTGTCGTGATCGGCGCCGGCTGGTAGCCCCCCGGCCCCTCGACGTCCACATTGAGCCCCGGCATCGCCGCGACCCACCCCGCAGGGTCGTCGAGCGCACACCCCTCCGGCGCCGACCACTCGGCCAGAAACAGGCCACCGGACGGATCGATCAGGGCCGCGCCGTCGTTACCGATCACGGCCTCGGGCGGTATGTCCGGTGGTATTTCTCGCTCGCGCCGGCACCGGGTGATCCCGTCGAGCGCGCGCGCGCGGAGATCGTTCAGCACCACCGACTGATCGTCTCCGGCATTGGACACCGCACAGATCAGTGCGTCGGGACGGGCGAGCGTCGTCTTGGACAACGCCGCCCACGCCAGGTAGTCCCGGTGCTCGCGCAGCTCGTCGAGCAGCAGGACATCGACCGTGAGCCCACGGCCGGCACCGCGGGTGGCCGCGGTGATCCGGTAGCGCTGGCCATCGGCCAGGGTGAAGCACTGTTCGCCGTTCGTGTAGCGCACCCCGCCCACCGCGGGGATCTCGGCCGCGCACTCCGGCGCCGCGCGG